TTTGTTGTCTGAGGGTGTTTCTCCTGTGGATGCTATTGCGATGGTGGATCGTAAGCGGGATCAGATTAAGGTGTGGCGTCGTGATCCTAAGTTTAAGGATCGTATGGATGTTGCTCGGTCTAAGGGTGGTAAGGCGATTGAGACGGTTTTGGGGAAGAAACTGTCTATTAAGTTTGAGGAGTTTTCGGAGGAGTTTTTGGGGTCTCCGTTGTTTCCTCATCATTTGTCGTGGATTGATTTTTTGGAGGGCAGGGAGCCTTCTTGGTTGCATGATTCGATGGTGTTTGAGCGGGGTACTCGTTCTAAGCGTTTGTTGTTGAATGTGCCTCCTGAGCATGGTAAGTCTACGGTGATTACCGTGAATTATGCGTTGTATCGGATTTGTATGAATCCGAACATTAAGATCATTATTGTGTCGAAGACGCAGGAGCGTGCTAAGGAATACTTGTATTCTATTAAGCAGCGTCTTTCTAATGAGCGTTGGGCTAAACTTCAGGCTGTGTATGCGCCGTCGGGTGGGTGGAAAGAGGATTCCGACATGTGGCGTTCTGATCGTATTTATTTATCGAGGGACTCTTCTGAAAAGGATCCCACCGTCCAGGCTCTGGGTATCGGTGGTCAGATCACTGGTTCGCGTGCTGATCTGATTATTCTGGATGACGTAGTGACTACTTCTAATGCCCACGAGTGGGGGAAGCAGTTGAACTGGATTCAGAAAGACGTTGTTACACGTCTGGGTGATACGGGTACTCTCCTCGTTGTGGGTACCCGTATTGCCCCTAATGATTTATATCGCGAGTTACGTAACGATGAGCATTGGGTGGGCGGTCAGACACCTTTCACTTATTTGTCTATGCCTGCTGTTCTTGAATTCAATGATGATCCTGAGAAATGGGTCACATTATGGGCTAAGTCCCACATACCTTGGGAAGGTTCAGATGATCCCATACCGGATGAAAATGGTTTATATCCGAAATGGGATGGTCCTGCTCTCTTTCGACGACGCAGTGAAGTCAATGCTGCATCATGGGCTCTTGTCTATCAGCAACAGGATGTGCAAGAAGATTCTATATTTGCCCCTGCATGTGTCCAAGGTTCAGTCAACGGAATGAGAAAACGGGGACCCTTGAAACCTGGGGTCCCTGGGCATCCTAAAGAACTCGGTGCCATGTACACCATTATGGGTCTCGATCCAGCGATGGCAGGTAAGACCGCTGCAGTGATGATGACCGTGAACCGTCACACAGGAGCAAGATATGTTCTTGATGTGGCTAACATATCTGATCCGACACCTCAAAAGATTCAACAACTCATTGAGGATTGGATTACTTTATATCAACCACAAGAGTTACGTATCGAAATCAATGCTCACCAGAAACATTATCAACTAGATTCTGATCTGAGGGATTATCTTGCGAATCGTGGAGTCAGATTCTCGTCACAGTTCACAGGCAAGAACAAATGGGATACCTCTTTTGGCGTGGCATCAATGTCACAACTCTTTGGGACTGTACGGAACTCGGCGTTTCAAAAGGATAATCTTCTTGAACTTCCTTCTCAGGACGGTTCTGAAGGTGTTAAAGCATTAATCCAACAACTCATTACATGGAAACCTGACACTAAAGGACCTACAGATTGTGTCATGGCTTTATGGTTTTGTGAACTCCGTGCCAAAGAAGTCATCACAGGTATGATGAGTAAACAAACACACATTAATAACAGGTGGGCTACACAGTCCCAACGTGACAAAAGATATCAAGTGAACCTCAGCGATTATGAAGAAACATCGCTATACATGTAAGGACAAGCATGGCATTAACGATTGAGCAGATCGCTCGCAAGGTTGACGGATTAAAAACCCGCAACCAACAACGTGATACACGCATGTCCGATATCTTAAACGTGCGTAAAGGAAAAATGGTAGAGGTATTCCCCTCCCTTTTCCCAGACGGCATGGATCATCCTATGATCGGTAACTTCGTTGATGTCGCTGCACGTGACCTTGCCGAAGTACTCGCACCACTACCATCATTTAACTGCTCCACAACTAACTCAGTTAACGACCGTGCACGTTCTTTCGCTGACAAGCGTTCCGTTATTGCCAACAATTATGTGTATGTGTCACGTTTAGCGACACAAATGTATCATGGTGCAGACTATTATTTTACTTACGGTTTCATGCCAGTCCATGTGGAACCAGATTTTGAACTAGGATTGCCACGCATTCGCGTAGAAGACCCAATGGGTGCCTACCCTGAATATGACCGCTATGGGCGATGCGTGGCGTATGCCAAAAGATACACAAAAACCATTGGTGAACTTTGTGTAGAATACCCTGAATACGAACGTGCTCTTACTCAGGGACTCAATTCTAACAATATGAACTCTATTGTTGAATGTGTACGGTATATGGATAAAGAACAAATCGTATTCTATATACCAAGCAGAGGAAATCTTGTCCTCAGTCAAGCACGAAACATCCTTGGACGTGTCAATGTTGTTATTGCACGACGCCCAGGGTTAGATGAAGAAGCACGAGGACAGTTCGATGATGTTCTTTTCGTACAACTTGCACGTGCACGGTTCGCAAACCTTGCTATGGAAGCAGCAGAAAAGTCAATCCAAGCACCGCTTGTAGTACCACAAGACGTACTTGATATGCCAATGGGACCTGATGCGATTATTCGCACAGCGAATCCAGCAGGTGTAGGTAAAGTACGGCTTGATATTCCGGCTGCAGCCCTTCAGGAATCACAACTCCTCCAATCAGAACTCCGTTTAGGTGCCAGATACCCTGAAGGGCGCACAGGAACCATTGATGCTAGTGTCATCACTGGTCAAGGTGTGCAAGCATTGCTTGGTGGATTCGATTCACAGATCAAAGCAGGGCAACAAATCCTCGCCGAAACCTTTGAAGATGTACTTAAAATGTGTTTTGAAATGGATGAAGCCCTATTTAACTTTGAAAAGACAGCAAAGGGTGTAGCACAAGGCGCACCATACGAACTTCGTTACCTTCCATCAAAAGATATTAAAGGCGATACCTCTATCGAGGTACGTTACGGTCTGATGGCTGGTCTTGATCCTTCCCGTGCCCTAATTTTCTCACTACAAGCCCTGGGTGCAGATCTGGTTTCTAAGGATTTCATTCGACGTGAACTTCCTTGGGCTCTCAATGTGACGGCTGAAGAGCAACGTATCGAAATTGAAAAGATGCGCGAGAATCTGAGCGCTGCCATTACAGCAACAGCACAGTCTATTCCTCAAATGGCTGCACAAGGTGCAGATCCGTCACAACTTATTAAAAATATTGCCGATGTTATTGATCGGCGACGCAAAGGGGAGACCATCGAGACCGCTGCTCTGGGGGTGTTTACTCCACCACCTCCTCAAGCACCACCAGGGCAGCCTCCTATGGCTCCAGCGGCTCCCCAAGCCCCAGTTGAGCCGATGCCTCAATCCCCAGGCGCTCCTGGTCAGGCTCCCGCTGGAGCCCCTCAAGCACAACCACAAGATTTACAATCAATCCTAGCGGGTTTACAAGGAGCGTAAGATAATGGCTGAGAAAGAAACCGAAAAGATAAACGATATTCTCAGCACATTTGGACAAAATGGTATTTGTACGGGCTGGTTCATTGTCACTGAATGGATGGACATGGACAACAATTATGAAATTGTAGCCTGGGGAGACGGATCTAATGCTCCTTGGAAATACGACGGTATGCTCACATATGCTATCAATGAACAACTTGCTTATGAAAACAATGATGAAGACGAGGAGGACTAATGGCAAACGATGCAATCGTTTCAGGTCCTAGCCAATTCGCTAAGCGTGTAGACAAAAACAAATATACACAAATTGAAGACATGGCTTCTGGCAAATATGGTGATCGTAAATCATTACGCGAAACTGGTGCTGGCGCAAGCATGGATGTTCCTACTGTTCAAGTAGGTTCACCCCTGCCAGCAGTCCCTGTTATGAAAAATGTTCCAGCAACTGCACCATCAAACGAATCTACCATCATGAATGGTGTCAATGCTGGTGATGGTTCTGGACCAGAATCTATTATTCCACCTATTGACAGTCCAGATGCTGCATCTATTTTAGCACGAGCAATGTATCTTGCTAACCCATCACCTCAAACTCGTCGCAATCTAGAAGCGTTTTATGCTGAGGGTCGTTAATGGCTCAACCTACAACTCCTCCAAGGTTTGTTGGCTCACTAAATACTATTTATACAAACCAACAACAAACAATTGAAAAACTTGTTAATGAAAGAGTTGCATCCTTAGACCCTAAACATTATGCAACTTTTAGTAGCATTCTTTCTAAGTATCCTAATCTTAGTAAAGATGCTGCTATGGCTGCAGTTGCCAATAACTTTGATGCAAGCACACCAGGTTTAGATAAGATTGCTACAGCAGATGGGTTAAATCAACTTATTCTTGACCGTAATAATCTTGCTAAGATTAAATCAATAGCCGGTCAAAATAAAAGTTTTGCATCATCTTTAATGGATATGGCATCTGCTCCCTTCAGAAAATCATATGATGTCCTAAAGGGATTATCAAGATACACCTTTGCTGCACTACAAGCACCATATCAATATGTTACAACCATCGGTCGTGACATTTATGCCGAAGCACATGGTGAAAAAAATGTTCCTTGGAAGGCAGACCTTGGTGGTCAAATATTTGGTACCACAACAAACCTTGGACAGATCACTCAGGGATTTTTTAATGGTGGTGTAAAAACAGGTAGCGGTTTCTTTGTAGATCCTAACTCAAAAGTTGGCAAAGCACAAGCAGATGCTATGGGTGCTTACGGTAGAGTGAATGGTAAATCGTTTACTCTTGGTCGTTCTGCCGCTAACGGTGTGGGTGCTGACCCTAATAGTACTTTCTATAAAATAACATCAGGTGCAGTTGATGCTATTCTCAATGTTGCCCTTGATCCTAGCACTTGGGTTGGTCCAGGTTCTGTAAGTAAGATCATTAAGGGTGGCAAAGAACTTAAAGAAGCAAAAGTTGCTGCAGATGCAATCGTTAATTCTAAACAAAATCTTATTAGAGATACTAAAAAGTTAACTACAGCCAAGACTGAGATTCGTCGTGATCTTAGAAACAATGTTAAGATTGCTGAAGAAAAATATTTAGGTATCCAATCGGATTCAACTTTGGCTGCAGAGAAGCGTGCAACACGTATCTATAATGCTGTTGCTAAAACAAGTAAGTCTTATGTTGGTTCTCCTGAGGCTTCACGTATCCTTGGTGATGAAAGTATGACTAAGGCTATCATTGATCTTACTGAAAAGAACAGTCAAGAAAAAGTAATAGATCATCTTGGTCAACTATCTGCAGATCATTTTAATACTGGTGAGGCTTTTGCTGGTCATATTATTACTGACGCATTGCCAGAAAGTGGTAAAGTTGGTCTTGGTGTTATGGGACATAACGAATTTGTTATTACCAAAATCGCCAAAAAGGATATTAAAGTATTAGATATTGCATCTAATGAGATGCTTGGAAGCCAAAAAGAAGTTGCTGTAGAAGCAGGTCGGCGTGCAGATTTCATTAAAAGCCTAGAGAATGCTGCTAGTGATAAAACTCTTTCACGTTCTGCACGTGAATCATTAAGAAATGTACATCAAACTTCACAAAATCTTGTTGATTCTTTTATGTTTGGCACTGGGGATACAACATTATCTACTGTAATTAAAGCAACAGCAGATTCAAATAATCCTGCTGCATTAGAGTATGTAATGGATTCTATTCGTAATATATGGAAAGCAGATGCAATTGAAAACATCAGGGCTATTCACGGTGGTGTTGGCGGTTACGCTCTTCTTAACGATTCTCTTATTGCAGGTCGCAGGTTAAACCTTAGCCGTATCCTTGATAATACTACACGAGTAGATAAGGCAAAGTCCACTATAGATAACCTTGCACAAGGTTTCGATGAGACTAAAGATTCTCTTACTCGCGCTAAACAAGAACTTGATGATGCCAAGAATGCTCGTCTTGAAACTAATCGTCGTATTCGTGAAGTAGAAGCAATGTATAAGAACATTGAGTCTGATCCTGAACTGCGCTATAAGATTATGAATAATGAGAACTATCAGGATGTTCGTCATCTTGTTGGTTTGAAAGATAAGATTGTTACTGGTGAAGAAAAAGTAAAAGAGTTCCTCAATTATGAGGCTGGGATTGTTCCTTATATGGGTGGTCCTCTTTCCGCTAATAGGAATAAGGCTCTAGATTTTCTACTTGGAAAACGGTTTGCTCATGTTATTCAAATCATTGCGAATGAAAAAGATCCCATCAGGATCTACCGTTTATTTGGACGCAAGATCGACTTCGAGATGGCACAAGAAATTGCCAAGGCAGAGAATGCTGTACAGGTTGAGACTATCTTTTTACGGCATCTTGCTTCGCCCGTTACTGATCCTAGTATCTATCGTTCCATGTCCTTGCGGATGCAAGCAGCGAACCTTGGGGAAATACCGTTAATTAAACTTTCTCCTAAGATCAATCCAAAAGTTATTGAGATGGCTGAGAAGACTGAAAACTATTTTGGTCGTTACTTCAGTCGTTCTGTTGTTCTTCCTTTGGAGAACATGGATCGTCTTGTTCGTGGTCTTGAGGACTGGGGTACTTCAGCCGGTATTGATATTAAGATTATTGATAAGGTCATTACTAAG